GGGGGTATGGATTCCCCGGTCAAGATCGACATGGGCGGAGAGGCTATGGATCTTGAGTGGATGTGTGGCGGCCCAATGCGCGACGTGCTCCGGCAATATGGCACGATCGGGGTGGCCGACGTGCAATTACGCTTCGCCGGTTACTATCAGAACGACGATACCGGCGACGGCGATGCCATCGAGATTATCGTGCGCGGTCGTCACGAAGAAATCGATATGGGCGAACAGAAGCCCGGCGATGGCGGTGATTTCAAGGTTAAAACCACCATCGCTTATTACAAGCTCACCTGGAACGGCGTTACCGAAATCGAAATCGACGCGCTCGGCATGGTGCTGATCGTCGGCGGTGTCGATCGCCTTGCCCAACAGCGCGCTGCCCTCGGCATCTTCTGAGGCCGCGCAACGCCAACCCAACCCACGCCGACATCAAGGAAAGCCAGATGACCGATTCCACCTTCCGCACCGTCACGCTCGACACCCCGCTCAAGCGGGGTGACGAGACCATCACCACTGTGCAGGTCCGCAAGCCCGGCTCGGGCGAATTGCGCGGACTCACGCTCATGGCGCTTAGCCAGCTCGATTATGCCGCGCTCGAGACGCTGTTGCCGCGCATCACTACGCCGATGCTCACCAAGGCCGACGTCGCCAGGCTCGACCCGGCCGACCTGATGCAGCTTGGCGGCGAGGTGATGGATTTTTTGCTGCCGAAGGCCGCGAAGCAAGCGGCCTCCCTGCCAGCATAGACGATGTCATGGCGGATCTGGCGACCGTGTTTCACTGGTCGCCAGACGTCATGAACCCGATGAGCGTCACCGAGCTGATGGCCTGGCGCGAACGCGCGGCCGTGCGCAACACCCCCGACCGTTGAAGGCGCGATAATGGACCGCGATCTCCGTATCCGAATGCTGCTGCAACTGGGCGACAAGGTCACCAAACCGCTGCGCGACATGGCGGCCGGATCCTCGCGGGCTAACCAGGCGCTGAAGGCGACCCGCGACCGCCTGGCCGAGATCAAGCGTGCCCAGGCCAATATCGCGGGCTTCCGTGAACTTAAGGCTGGGCTACGCTCGACCGAGGCGGAACTCCACGCGACGCAAACCCGCGTCGCCGATCTCGCCCGGAAAATGGCAGCGGCCGACACCCCGACCAAGAAGCTCGCTGCGGAATTCGCCAAGGCCAAACGCGAGGCTTCGGCGCTGAAGGACAGTTTTGAGGGGCAGAGCGCCAAGCTCCAGCAAATGCGGGACCGGCTCGCCGCCGCCGGCGTCTCCACCTCGAGCCTTGTCGGGCACGAGCGAAGACTGCGCGAAGAGGCGGCACGCACCAATGCCGAACTGGGCGAGCAGGAGCGCAAACTCACCACGCTCGCCGCGCGCAGCAAGCGCTTCTCCGCCGCGCGCGAGAGCTTCGGGCGCATACAGGGGCAGGCAACTGGCCTCGCCGCCGGAGGCGCATCCAGCATCGCAGTCGGATTGTCTGTCGGTCGCCCCCTGCTTGCCACCACAAACGATGCGTCCGAATTTGAATCCTCGATGACAACGATCGCGCAGAAAGCCAACCTCTCGCGTATCGAAGCGGTTAAAATGGGTGCGGGGCTGCTAGTCGCTGCGCGCGCAGCAAACCAGTTGCCCGAGGCGATTCAACAAGGCGTCGATACGTTGGCCGGTTTCGGTTTGGACCCGCGTAAGGCCGTGGCGATGATGCGACCGATCGGGCGCGCCGCTACCGCATATAAGGCAGAGATTGCAGACCTTTCCGCCGCTGCCTTTGCCGCCAACGACAATCTGAAAGTTCCCGTCGAGCAGACCGCGCGCGTGATCGACATCATGGCCGAGGCGGGCAAAGCGGGCGCTTTCGAGATCAAGGATATGGCGGGGGCGTTTCCTGCGCTCACCGCAGGCTACCAAGCGCTCGGGCAGACCGGCACCGGTGCTGTGGCCGACCTCTCGGCCGCGCTGCAAATCGCGCGCAAGGGCGCTGGCGATTCGGCGACCGCCGCCAACAACGTCGCCAATCTCATCAATAAAATTGCGTCCCCGGCAACGATCAAGGCATTCTCGAAGTTCGGCATAGACCTGCCCAAAGCGCTGAAGAAGGCCTATACCGAGGGCAAGACGCCGCTCGAAGCCATTGCGGAATTGACCAAGAAGGCGACCGGCGGGGACCTCGGCAAGATCGGCTTCCTGTTCGAGGATGCACAGGTCCAGCAAGGCCTTCGACCGATCATTCAAAACCTTGAGGAGTATCGGCGCATCCGCAAACTCGCTGGCGGAGCCAGCGGAACGACAGACAGGGATTTCGCGGAACGCATGGGCGACGCTGCGGAGAAATCGAAAAAGCTCGAGGTCAACGCAAAGGCGCTGAGCATCACGCTCGGCAATCAATTGCAGCCGACTGCGAACGGGATCCGCGACCGACTGTCCGAGGTAGCGGAAAAGACCAACCAGTGGGCACAGCGCAACCCTGGCTTGACCAAAACCCTGTTGATCGGCGCTGCGGTCCTCGCAGGGTTGTTCCTGATTTTGGGTGTGGGCGGTATCGCGATCGCCGCCATCTTTGGGCCGATCGCTATCCTCAATGCCGGTCTGATCGCGATGGGAGTCGCCGGTGGTCTCGCTTCGATCGGCTTGTTGCCCATCATCGGCATCGCTGCAGCCGTCGTCGCTGGTATCGCCTTGCTCGCGGGCGTGGCCTATCTGGTTTACAACAATTGGGGCGCGATCAGCAGTTGGTTTGCCGGGATCTGGTCGGAATTGAAGGCCGGCGCGAACAACGGCATCACCGGAATCCTGGGCGTGATGCTGAACTTCAGTCCGATTGGCATCTTCTATCGCGCTTTTGCCGGGGTTCTCTCCTATTTGGGGATCGATATCCCGGCGCGGCTCACCGACCTCGGCGGCTATATGCTTCGCGCGCTGATCAACGGCATTTCGGGGGTTCTGCCATCGCTTCGAAACATTAGCGCGATGATGATGGAGGGCCTCCTTTCGCTGCTCAACCCTGCCCGGCTTGCCCTTCACATGGTCAACCTCGGAAAAACCGCGATCACCGCCTTCAAAAATGTCCTGGGCATTCACTCGCCCAGCCGGGTCTTCGCCGAACTTGGCGGACACGTAACCGGAGGGCTGGCGCTCGGCATCGATCGGGGTGGCGCGGCCCCGGTTAGCCGCCTTGACGCGTTGTCCCGCCAGATGACGGCAGCCATCGCGGTGGGCACGGCGGTACCCGGCCTGGCCATCGGCGCGGTTGACGCCGGTGGAGCGCGTGGTGCGGGTTCTCAACAAACCCAAACAGCCAAGAGCGAATACCACTTCCACATTGTCCAGCAGCCAGGGGAGGACGCGAATGCCCTGGCGATCAAGGTGCGCGAACAGATCGAGCAGATCGAGCGCGAGAAGGCCGCCCGCGCACGCTCCAGCTTTGCCGACACGCCCGATTGGGAAGGTGACGCATGATCCTGTCACTCGGCCTGTTCACCTTTTCTGTGCCGACGCTGGCTTATGACGAGCTGCAGCGCAAATCCGATTGGCAGCACGCCCGCTCCGCGCGCGTCGGCGTGCGAGATGCCAGCCAATATGTCGGCCCTGGCGATGACAAAGTGTCGCTCAACGGCACCGCCTTTGCCGAACTGTCGGACGGTACGGCTTCGCTGGACGATTTGCGCGTCATGGCAGGCAGCGGAGACGCCTGGCCGCTGGTCGATGGCACCGGCCGCGTTTACGGCGCGTTCGTGATCGAGGCGATCGACGAGCGCCAGAAGTTCTTCCTGCCCGATGGCACGCCGCGCCAGATCGATTTCGGCATTGACTTGATGCTGGTCGAGGATCCCGCGTGACGATCGCCAATATCCCCGATTTCCGCGTCACGCTCGACGGGGAGGATCTGACTGGCAAGCTGCGCCCGCGACTCGTCTCCCTCACCTTGACCACCAAGCGCGGCGAGGAAGCCGACCAGCTCGATATCGTGCTGGAGGATACCGATGGGCGGCTTGCCCTGCCCAAAGCGGGCGCGGTGCTGCATGTCGAACTGGGCTGGAAACAGGGCAGCGGCGTGCAGCCCGGCTTGTTCAACAAGGGCAGCTTCAAGGTCGACGAGGTCGAACATGGCGGCCCGCCCGATCTGGTAACGCTGCGCGCACGCTCCGCCGACTTCACCGGCGATTTGCAAACGCGCAGGGAACAAACTTGGCATAATACCACGCTCGGTGCCGTGGTCGGCGATGTTGCGGGTCGCAACGGCCTGCAGCCACGCTGCGCCGCGTCGCTATCGGCCATCGCGCTCGATACCGTCGTGCAGAGCCGCGAAAGCGACATGGCGTTGGTGCGGCGCCTGGGCCGCGAACATGCTGCGGTCGCGACCATCAAGCGCGGCGCGCTGATCTTCGCGCCGATCGGCGCGGCGCAGACCGCCGGCGGCAACGCCCTGCCCGGCTTCACCTTGCCGCGCAGCGTTGGCGATCGCCATAGCTATCGCGTCGAAAAGCGCGAGGAATCGGAAGGCGTCACCGCCTCCTGGCATGACCATGCCGAGGCCAAGCGCAAGGAGGTGACGGTCGGCAAGGCAAGCAGCGCGCGCAAGCTTTCGCGCGTCTATTCCAGCGAGAGCCACGCAAAGCGCGCCGCCACCACCCAGCTCACACGCGCCAAGCGCCAGCCCGTCTCGCTATCGCTCAACCTCGCGCTTGGCCGCGCGGATCTCTACCCGGAACAGAAGGGCAGCGTATCCGGCTTCAAGGCGGAGATCGATGCGGTTGACTGGCTGATCGCGGAGGTGACGCACAGCCTGGGAGATCGCGGATTTTCGACGGCCCTCAAGCTCGAAAGCGCGCCATGATCCGCTAGGATATCAGTCCCAAAGCTGGACGATCCGCCGTTCTTTCGTCGGTGGCGGGGCTGGAGCCTGGCACGCGGCCTCCTTCTTGTCGAACTCGCGGATCAAACCGTTGCGCATCTGTTCGGGCAAGCCCGGGCCGAACTTGCCGGCCTGCCGTCCAGCAGCAAGCGCTGACACACAAATCGGGCTAAGGCCCGGCTTGGAGCTGGTTATATCTACCTTCGGCTCTGGATCGACACAGACGCTAGGCGCGGTGTTTAGAGCACTGTGAACCGCATCATGGCAGGCTGTCACCGTGTCAACGGCTGCAGCCTGCACACCAATCAGCAATATGCCGACGGCAATAAGCATCAGATCGTCCTTTCGTCCTTGGCTGCGCGCTATTGGATCGCGCAGCTCGCCAGCATCGGAATCGAAATTACTTCGCTGACACCCTGGCAAAGCAAGGTGATTTTCTGCCCTTTGGACAGATCCCGCGCTTTCGGCTTGTCCGCGTCGACCAACGTCGCCTGTGCGCTGAGAAACTCGTTCTGGGTGCGCAGCTTCACCTTCGGGTCGTCAACCAGATCGAGGTCGATGCCGTCAACGGTCCCTGTCACCAACAGCGGACGATTGCCATAATCCGACTGCGCTCGGGCTTCATTCGCTTCATAGGCGCGCGCCAGTTCGACCGCAGATACTTTCAGCGGCGCGGGTGCATCGGTAACTGCAGGCCCAGCCGCTGCGTTGCCCCGTCCTGCGCTGCCGGGCTTTCCCATGGAACCGATCACCCCGAGCACGATCAAAATCCCGATGATGACCAAGCACCCGATCCCACCATTGCGCAGCATGGAGCCCTTTTTCTTCGGCACCGGCGCGGGGCTTGTTCCGGCCAAAACCGCCGCCTTCTGTTTAGCGAATTCGTCCTCGCTCAATACACCCTGATCGCGCAGTGCAGCCAAGCGCGCGAGTTCTTCCGAAACGTTCGTCATCTATTTCCCCCTGTTGAATGCTCACCTTATGTCAAAGACGACGCCCGATGAACACCACGCGCCCGACCACGTGCATTTCCCCATCGTTGGCCTGGTCGGGCAGAACGCATAGCGCTATTTCATGAGCTTGGTGTCAACACCCACCTTGCTGCTCGCTTCAAACAACTCCGCGACGCAGAGCATTACACCAGTTTGCCCTGTCTTCAGATTATCGACCATATCTGAAACAACCGATGGCTTCCCGTCACCATCCGCGACCTGCATTGCCTTTTGCATGCCCATCTGACGGAAAACGTAGGCACTGGAGCAGGTCTTTATTCCTTTTTCGACCGCGCTTGCGGCTTCGTTACTCAAACCGCTTGGGACCTGCAGATCCTGAATCGCGGTGGACGCTTGTCCACACGCTTCCTCTCCTTCCTTCGCAACCTGATAGGTCGCATACTGATCCCCGGTTTTCGCAGCAATCGCCATGGCACCGATCGCCTTGTCGCACGGCCCACCACTCTTCAGCACCTGCCGGTACAGCTCAACGAATTCCCGCTTGGTTTGCTCGCTCGATGCGTCCTTCGCTTTTTCAACCGCTGAAGCGCCGGCCGTCTTGGGAGGCGATGAAGGGGACGCCGCGATGGCAGGAGTAGCCGAGGGTGCCGTTGCCTTAACAGCGGTCTCTGGAATAGGCTTCGGCGGGCTTGCGACCAACCCGAATATTACGGCGGCAAGGCCCCCAAAAGTGAGGCGTAACGCCCAGCGGCGTCGCGCGCGGAAGACCTGCACCGGAATGAACATCACGACGCCAACCAAAAGCGTTATGAAACCTAACGATCCGACAACTGCGCCTAGAGTTTCCAATGAGCCCCCCGCTCCTGCAATGACTATGTTCGCCTTATGTCAAAGACGACGCCCGATAAAGACCACTCGCCCCACGACGTTGATTTCATCATGCTGCGCTTCATCCGTGGGCACATTATCATTGTCCGACAGGATCGATACGTTGGGGCCGCGCACCCGAATACGCTTGATCATGGCGATATCGCCAATCGTTATGGCCCATAGCGCATCCTGTTCGCGGATCGTGCGTTGCGACCGGTCGATTAGCACCATGTCGCCGTCGAGCAGGGTCGGCATCATCGAATCGCCTTTCCCTCGCGCGAAGGTGAGCAAGGCCGGGGCCGTGCTCGTGATCGCCTCGATCCACGCACGCGGAAAATAGCGAGCCTTGGTCTCAACCATGCCGTCCGAATAGGTGCCGCCCATCCCGAAGGCGAGGTCGATCTCCTGGATCTGAACCATGTCGAGGTGGTCGGCGATCGATTGCGGGGTCGGCGTGGGCACCGCACCCGCCGATGGATCATCCGTTTCGCCGGTGAGATACGCCGGGGTAGTACCCAGCTCCTGCGCGATCTTGTGGAGATGCGACGATCCGCCGGGGTTTTTGCTAACGATCTTGGCGATTGCACCCTGGGTAACATGGACACGACGGGCCAGCTCGCTCTGGCTTAGCCCGGCTGCCGCCATTCGCTCAAGGACTCGGTCACTGTGGATCATGCCGTACAATTATCACCTTAGTAATAGATCCCAATCGGACTTTCGTACTTGACGGGGTATTCCTACGGTAATAGGTGTCAGACATGGATCAGCTCCCCACACCGTTCGAGGCCTTGCAAGAAGCCGTCCGCATCGTTGGCGGCCAGTCCGCTTTAGGTCGTCTGTGCAAAAAGGCTCAGCCTACCGTTTGGAAATGGCTGCAAAGTAGCAAGCGACTCCCAGCAGAGCAGGTCCTGACCGTCGAGGCCGCTACAGGCATATCCCGCCACCTATTGCGCCCCGACATCTATCCCGAAGAGCCATCATACGTCGGCCTGACTGGCGATCATGATGCTCGTGTAACGGGCGGCGCGCCGATCGTCCCCTGCGATCGGCGCGCCCTTTTGCAGCGAGACGCGGCATGACGAAGCGCCGCACCCCGCTCACCTTCTCCAGTGCCATCGCCAAGATCGGCGCGTATCTCGGCTATGATGTCGCCGGTGCCGCGTGCGGCCGATCGGATCGCAGCGTCTATGCCTGGGCCGATCCGAAGGAAGAGTGCTTGCCCACGCTCGGCCAGGCGCTGGCGCTCGAACGGGCCTATCGCGCCGCTGGCGGCGAAGGGTCGCCCATCCTGGAGGCCTTCGGCCACCAGCTCGACCTTGCCGTGCTCGAGCAATCGTCCGAGCGCACCGCTTTGGCTGGCGATTATGCCAGGCTGGCCCGCGAATGTGGCGAGGCGATCGCGACGGGCATCGCCGTAGCCCAGTTCGGATCGGGCGACCGCGAGGTCCATGCCGCGCTCACCGAGGCCGAGCATGTCCACACCGCCATCGGCAGCGCCATCCGCCGCCTCAAGAAATTCCTACCGAATGGCGCGGGGCTGCTCGGCGGAAAAACCGGGGGAGTACCCACAGCGTGAACAGGAGACGACCAAGGGCTGCGGCCATCAATTGCCCGCATTGCGGGGGCCGCGCCATCATCCGCAGCAGCATCATGTTCTCACCGCTCGTGCGCGAAATGCGCATGGCGTGCGACGATGACGACTGCGCCCACACCTTCCTTTGCCAGATTTCCGTCGTGCGGACGATCCGGCAGAGCCTTCGGCCCAACCCGAACGTCTCGCTTCCACTCGGCAATCCCAATGTCGGACGCGGAAGTCTGCGCCAGCCGGAACGGCCAGCGAACGATGACGTGCCCAGCCCGGCCAATGACGATTGTCTGCCGATCCCGGCTGCGCGCGACGCCCTGCCGCCGCCAGGCATCCGCCCCATGAGCGAAAGCGGATGAACCGCGCGGCTTGAGGCCGCTCTCTCCCCGTCTCCCGAACCAGCACCTCCCCGACCCGGCCGCAGCTCCCCCGCTGCCGGGAACGGCATCCCCTTGCCTGAAAGACGTCACCCCACCCCATGCGCCCCGATTTGCTCACCGAACTGACTGCGCGCCTGAAGCGGGACTATGCCTTTGAAGAAAAGGGCACGTACCTTCGTCGGGGCAAATGCCCGGAATGCTCCAAGGGCCAGCGCGAGCTGTGGACCTGGGCGGAAAAGCCCTGGGTTCTGAAGTGCGGCCGCATCGATCGGTGCGGCTGGGAAGGCCATGTCAAGGAACTGTACCCCGACATCTTTGACGATTGGTCGAAGCGCCACGTCAAGACCGAGGCAGCGCCCAACGCAGCGGCCGATGCCTATCTCCTCCACGCGCGCGGCTTTGATCTCATGGGGCTGCGCGGGGCGTACAGCCAGGAATGGTATCAGGATCAGACCCTCAACATCGGGTCCGCCACCGTGCGCTTCCCGCTGCCGGGCGGGGGCTATTGGGAACGGCTGATCGATCAGCCCGGCCGCTTCGGCAAGCGCAAGGCCAACTTCTCCTACGGCAACAGCTACCGCGGCCGCTGGTGGCAGATGCCCAAGGTCACGATGGAGCAACTCGCCCTCGTGGACGAGCTGTGGCTGGCCGAGGGTATCTTCGACGCGATCGCGCTGAACCAGACCGGCAAGGTCGCCGCGGTCTCGCTCATGTCGTGCAACAACTATCCCGAGGCGGCGCTTGCGGATCTGCGCCGCGCAGCAGCCGCTGCGGACCGCGCCCCGCCACGCCTCATCTTCGCCTTCGACGTGGGCAAGGCGGGCACCGAATATACGCGCCGCTTCGTAAAGCAGGCGCGCGAGGCAGGGTGGATCTGCGCGGCGGCGCAAGTGAAGCCGGACGGCGAGGGCGACAAGCTCGACTGGAACGATCTCGCACAGCGCGACCGCCTCACCCGCGAGCAACTCGACGAATATCGCTGGAATGGCGATGTCACCATTGCGGGCAGCGCCAGCGAAAAGGCGCTGCTCATCTATCAGCGCCACAAGACGCAATCCTTTCCGCTCGTCTTTGGCGGTCGCCAGCTTTGGGCACAATTCTCGATCGAGCGCATCCAGGGCATCATTCAGCAATGGATGGAATCGTCGGACGCCGAGTTCGCGACGTTCAAGGCGCTCCCCTTCCAAGAGCAATGGAACCTCGCTGCCGCCGAAGCCGCCGAGATTTCCGAGCTGGCGAACTGCACCTTCCGCACGCTCTATTTCCAGCGCGACCCCAATCTTGAGGAAGGTGCCTATTATTTCCGAATAGATTTCCCGTCCGATCGGGCGAGCGTGAAGGCCACCTTTTCAGGGGCAGCCTGCGCCGCCAGCGCCGAATTCAAGAAGCGCCTCGCCTCGATCGCGCCTGGCGCGCAGTGGACCGGCAGCCAGTACCAGATCGACAAGCTGATGCTGCGCCAATGGTCGACCATCCGCATGGTCGAGGCGATCCAGTTCACCGGCTATTCGATCGATCACAAGGGGTGGATCCTCGGCGACATCGCCGTCCATAACGGCCGCGTCTATGAGCCGAACGAGGAGGATTATTTCGTCCTCGGCAAGCAGTCGGTCAAACTGCGCACGGCCGAGCGGATGCTCCGCATCACATACGATCCCGACAAGCTCGATCTCACCTGGGTGCCGCGCCTGATCGCAGCCTATGGCCCCAAGGGCGTGGTGACGCTTGCCTTCTGGTTCACCGCGCTCTTTGCCGACCATATCCGCTCGATGCACGACAGCCTCGCCTTTCTCGAGGCGACGGGCATCCCCGGCACCGGCAAATCCACCTTGATCGAATTCCTGTGGAAGCTGTTCGGCCGCGCCAATTACGAAGGGTTCGATCCGACCAAGGCGACCAACGCCGGCATCGCCCGCACGCTCGGCCAGGTCGGCAATTTGCCCGTGGTGCTGATCGAGGGCGACCGCGCGCAGGATGCGCCCCATGCGCGCCGCTTCGAATGGGACGAGCTGAAAACCGCCTATAACGGTCGCGCCGTCCGCACCCGCGCCATCGCCAATGGCGGCATGGAAACGTTCGAGCCGCCCTTTCGCGGCGCGATCGTCATCGCGCAGAACGATCCCGTCGAGGCGTCGCCCGCAATGCGCGAACGCATCATGGGCATCCACTTCGACAAGTCGATGTTCAGCCCGGCGTCAAAGGCCGCTGTGGAGGCACTATCGGCCGTCTCGGTCGAGGATGTGTCGGGTTTCCTCATCCACGCCGTGCGGCGCGAGGAAGCGATCCTCGCCGCCTATCGCGAAGGCTTCAAGCGGCACGAAGCGGCGATGCTGCGGCATCCCGGCATCCGCAACGGGCGCCTGGCCAAGAACCACGCGCAGCTCGCCGCGATGCTCGACGCCATGCGCCTGGTGGTGACCAACCTGTCCAACCGCGACGTTGGCGACGCGCACGCGCTGATCCTGACGATGCTGGAGGAACGGCAACGCACCGTCGAGACCGATCATCCCCATGTCCAATTGTTTTGGGAACGGTTCGATTACATCGCCGCCAATGAGGGCCTCACGCCCGAACGGCCGATCAACCACAGCCGCACCCCCGACGTCCTCGCCGTCAGCCTCACCCAGTTCGAGCAGAAATGCGGCGACATGCGCCTGTCGCTGCCTTGCCCGATCACCGAGCTGAAGCGCCTGCTGAAGACGTCGAAAGCCCGCAAGTTCGTCGCGAACAAGCCCGTCAATTCGGTCACCGAAAAGACCGTCAACTGCTGGGTTTTCGAGAACCCGCTCCACCCCAAGCCCAACCCCCACACGCGCTGAGAAAGGCTCGTCAAGATGCTGCACGTCCCCATCACCCCTGCCATCGCCCGGCTGCAACTGCCGCCCCTGAAACCCTCTGCCTATCTCAAGCTGCGCCGTGTCGCCGCTGGTCTTTCCATCGCCGACGTCGCGCGCATCATCGCGCCCGATAATGCCGACCGTCGTGAGGCCGTGGCGCTGGTGGCCTTGCTGGAGGCGGGCGGATCTGTCGCCCGCAAGCCGCAAACGCTGCGCACGCTGCAACGCGCATTCCGGTTCGATGCTGCGGTCTATCGTCAACTGGCGGAGGCCCCGGTTGATCGTCATCCCACCGTGTGCCGCACCTGCGGCTGCAGCGAATGGGATCCGTGCCAGGACGGCGACGGCCGCTGCGGCTGGGCGAGCCCCACCGCCTGCACCCGCTGCGCGGAGCGCCTGTCATGACGATGATGACAATGCGCGCCGTGCCCGATGGCAATGGCGGTTTCCGCCACGTGCCCACCCCGTTCGTCCCCGTCGTTGTCAATGGCGGCAAGGGCAAGAAAAAGAAGGCGATCCGCCCGCCCGATCCGATCGTGACGAACGGAGACAGCGCGGCCGAGCAACTGCGGCTGTTGATCGAACGCGTCGAGCGGATCGATGTGGAGATCGCGGAGATCCAGGCCGACCGGGCCGAGGTTTTGGGAGAGGTCAAGGCGGTCGGCTTCGACCTGAATGCCTTCCGGGCGATCATCGCCCTGCGCAAGCAAGAAAAGCACCACCGCGACGAATTTGAGGGCCTCCTCGAAACCTATCGCGTCGCGCTCGGGCTCGATTGATGGCCCCACCCCGTCCGCTGCGCACCGCGCTGCTCGCGATCGGCGCGCTGCTGCTCGCCCCGATCCTGTTCGTCGCCTTCATCGCCACCATCAACAGGAGGTCCTGATGCGCCCTGTGATTCCGCGCGTCCACCCGATGCGCTGCACCTGCCCAACCTGCCGCCCGCACCTTCCCTCGCGGCTATTGTGGATATCCACCAGCATCCTCGCCTTCGGCGGATCGCTGGCAATGGCGATCGACGCATCGGGCAACACGCCCGCCCTCGCGCAGATGCTGGGGCTGCTGTCGTGAGCGCGGCCGTCGTCTCCCGCTATTTCTGGCGGACCACCGAGGATCGCCTCGTCCAGCGTGAATATCCGCTTGGCGGCGCGAAACAGGTGGCGCGGCACCTCCCGCATCGCTCGCTGGGCTCGATCTACGAACGCGCTGCCTTGCTCGGCCTGCGCCGCCCCGGCCGTCGCGGCCGGGCGTCAACACACGGGGAGCAAGCCAATGGCTAAGCGCGTGCATCGTTGCGACGTGCCCGGGTGCGGCACGGAGCGCACCCGCTGGCAACGCCTGTGCACCCGGTGCTTCACCCGCCTTCCGGGTGAGATGCGCACCGGCATCATCGATGCGCACCACCAGCACCGCGATGCCGACTGGCGTCGCCTGCGCAAGGCAGCGGCCGTCTATCTCGGCTTCGCCAACCTGACCTCCAAAATCCCGCCAACCCAGCAACACCGCGTGCCCCTCGCCCGCGTGATCGAGCTGCAGCAACGCCTCCTCGGCGAAAGGACCGACGCATGACTTCGCTCACCTTAGACTCGATCGATATTACAGCCGATCAATCAATCACTCTGTCTTACAGCAAGAAGGCTAACGAATGGTGGGCCGTCCTGTGGCGTGAAAAGGGCGACATCGTCTTGCTGGCGCGCGAAGGGAGCACGCCGATAGCTGCGCTGGGCGAGCTGCTCGTCGCGATGAACGCATCTTGCGTGAAGCGGCCTCTATGACCGGCATGCTTCCACTGGACCAGTCGTCCCAACCCCGCCGCCTGCGCGCCCACCAAGTGCGCACGCTGTCGGCGTTGCAAACGGCGCTGCAGGACCTGGTGCGCGAGGCCAACGACCGCCGCGCGGGCGGGCCGATCAACCTTGTCGATTTCGACCCGCTGCACGGTGTCACCGTCTCGCTCAACGACGACGGCAAGGGTCAGCTCTTCGTCCGCTTCGAAAAGCGCCGGAATGCCGAGGCGGCTCTCGTTCGGGAGGGGGCATGACACCACCCGATCTGCCGGTTCGGACGGGGATTGCTGGTGCGCAAGCAATCACGGGGCTTTCCTACAGGACGCTGCAAGATTTAGCGTCGCGAGGAGAGATTCCTGGCGCGTCCAAGCCTGCCGGGCGATGGCTGTTCATCGTTGCGGATCTG